ATAGCTAGAATTAAAAAGAGAAAATAAATGGCTGTTCAACAAATCACACATAAGAAAATTACGAAGTTTGATACTTCAAATCCTAACTATAAAGAAACACCTATACCTAAACAAGAGGTTAATGGTAATGTTAGGGATGATGAAGATGTGTATGGTGAAAGAAAACATACTTACACACCTGAACCTAATGGTAATTTACAAATGGAACAAATGATGGGTAAGTTGATGAATAAATTGGACAACTTTGATTCACCAAGTCAAACAGGTGTAAAAGCGATTGAAGTGGATATTAAGAAAGAGATTGCAATTGGTAAAGCTGATATGAGTAGTATTAAATCAGAAGAAGTAAAAGGTAAGGTAAATAATAAATTAGACAAACTTAAAAAACTGAGAAGACGAAATGGCAGTAAATAAAATTACAAACAAAGGTGTGGTGAATAAAGAATTAGTCAATAGAGCTAACGAAGTATCTACTAAAGGAACTACAATTCGTGGTAATAGAGAAACTACTGTTGTGCCCGGTAATAATTTTTCAGACAATTACGCAATCACACTTAAAGATGTAGATACCGCAGTTTTGAATCATGTAAAGAATGTAATGAAACCTATGGTTAGAGAAGCTAATGAAACTTTAAAAATACCTGTTTATTATGGAAATGAAGAAAGATGGAAAGCGGTTAGAAGTCGTGGTGTGTTGAGAGATAAAAATAATTCATTGATTTTACCATTAATTATGTTACGAAGAACAGAGGTTTCAAGAAATGACTTATCAGGACAATCTTTTCCTCATGATGTTCAAAGAAAATTTGTTGATGTTGTAAGAAGCTCGAGGTGGAGTAAAGATAATCAATATGATAGATTTTCAGTTCAACGAGGAGTTCAACCTGTGTATGAAAATATAGTTACTGGAATGCCTAATTATTCAGATATAACTTATGAATTTATTTTATGGACAAACTTTATTGAACAAATGAATCCATTAGTGGAATCTTTTGTAGACCAATCACACACTTATTGGGGTGATGGTACAGATAATAAATTCTTGTGTACAATTGATAGTGTATCGGATGCTTCAGAAATGAATCAAGATGGTGAAAGATTTATTAAATCAACATTTAGTGTTACATCTAAAGCTTATTTATTACCAGAATACTTAAATTCAGTAATTACAAATAAAGTATCAAATATGAAAAAATTCACAACCACATCACGAGTTACTTTTGGTATGGAAGGTGATGCCACAGACGAACAAGTAGATAAAAGTCAGTCAAATACAAAATCAGGTGGTTCATCATACGGAAGATAAAATAAATCACTTGTTTTGAAAATTTATATATATTTATATATAGTTATATAACAAATCACAAATGGAGGTTATAAATGCCAGAAGAAGTAAAATTCACAGAAGAAGAACTAAAAAATGTTCAAGATATACAAAAAAGCTATCTTAATGTTCAAAATCAATTTGGACAATTAAAATTAGCACAAATCAGATTAGACAATCAAGAAATTGATTTAGAAAATTCTCTAAAACAAATTCAAGAAGAAGAACAAAAATTTCTTGATGGAATCACAAAAAAATATGGACAAGGTTCTTTAAATCCTGAAACAGGTGTGTTCACACCAAATAAATCAGAATAATAAAAAAAAAATCATTGTTTGAAGTTTTAATCGTATATTTATATATGAATAATACTAATGCGCAAAATAGTATGTTTACCTCAAAAATTAAAAAGTTAACTTAGGAGAAATTCAATGGCCGAAAAAATTATAAGTCCCGGTGTATTTACGAATGAAATAGACCAGACTTTCTTACCTTCTGCTGTCGCTGATATAGGAGCTGCTCTTGTTGGACCAACCCTTAAAGGTCCTGCAGGAATCCCAACCGTTGTAACATCGTATTCAGATTTTCAAGCAAAATTTGGAGATGTTGTGAAAAGTGGTTCAAATTCATTTCAGTTTTTGACATCACATGCAGCTGAAGAATATTTAAAAAATTCAGATACTTTAACAGTGGTTAGAGTTATGGATGGAACATTTGGACCAGCTGAAGCAGATGTAGCTAGTGTGGGAGACACAACTGGAGCAACATTTGCATCACAATCTTATAGATTCACCGCAAACCCTACTGGTTCTTTATCAGCTGGTGGACAAGATGAGTTTAGAATTGGTAGTGTTTCATTTGTATTTGTATCATCATCTGCTGGACTAGACAATTCGTCAACACAAAAATTTGTTGATTTTGGTAGTGGACAGGCGGAAGGACATCACACAGCATCAGCTATCGCTAATTTAGTTGAAAGTATTAATGCAGCTACTATTGCTGGTGATTTAGCAGTTTCAGCTTCTAGAGGAACTAGAGGAGCTGATGGATTTAAAAATGCTATATTGGTAATATCTGCTTCAAGTGCAGGAACTGCAGGAAATCTAACAGTAACTACTGGTTCAGGTGCAGATAATATTGCAACAACACCTAATTATGTAACTCCAATAAAAGCAGATTTTACTACTACAAATCTTGCATTAGGATTTAATATGACTGGTGGAACAAATTCTACTACAAATGCTACATCATTTAAACTAAAAACAATTGCTGATGGAACAATAATGAATAATGCTGACACAACTGCTAGAAAAAACAATATATTAGTTAGTGGTTCAAAACACAACATTAGATATGAAATCAGTAATGTAAATAATACAAAAGGAACATTTACTGTATCAGTTAGAGCTGGTAATGACAATCACAAAAGAAAACAAATTCTTGAGTCATATACTGGTGTAAATCTCGACCCTAACTCACCAAATTATATTGCTAAAGCAATTGGTGACCAAAGACAAACTGTTAGAGACGATGGAACTACAAAATATCTTGAATTAAGTGGTTCATATCCAAACAAATCAAGATTCATAACTGTTGAATCTATTAATAATACAGTAGATTATTTAGATGAAAATGGAACTATTAGAAGTGATGTATTATCCGCATCATTACCACAAGCTGGTAGTGGTTCATCAAATGGTGGATTTGCTAGTGGTTTAGATGGATTTAATGGATTTGATGCTTTAGGTAATCAAAATGGAACTATTAAGACTGAGTCTGTTAATTTCTATGAAAATATAGCAGAACAAACTCAAGGGTTTAAACCAACTGATACGACAGCATTAGATGGTGGAGCAGGATATTCTGAAGCTCTTGACTTACTTGCTAATCAAGATGAATTTGATGTTAATCTAATCTTGTTACCTGGTTTGGTTCATAATCTACATAGTGCTATTACAAATAAAGCTATTGATGTTTGTGAAGATAGAGGTGATTGTTTTACAATTATCGACCCTGTAGTTTATGCTAAAAATCCAGCCGATGCTGTAACAGAGGCTGATAAAGTTGATTCAAACTTCGCAGCTATGTATTACCCGTGGGTTAAAGTACCTGATTCACAAATTGCTGGAACTCAAAGATGGGTACCGCCATCAGTTGTATTGGGTGGAATTTATGCATTCAATGATAAAGTTGCACACCCGTGGTTCGCTCCAGCTGGATTGAATCGTGGTGGAATCACAACAGCAATACAAGCTCAAAGAAAACTGACTCAAGGTGAGAGAGATACGTTGTATGATTCAAATGTTAATCCAATTGCTACATTTCCTGGACAAGGGGTGACTGTGTTTGGACAAAAAACATTACAGAAAAAATCAAGTGCATTGGATAGAATCAATGTAAGACGACTATTAATCAGAGTTAAGAAGTTTATCGCAAGTTCTTCAAGATTCTTAGTATTTGAACAAAACACAAATGCTACAAGACAAAGATTCTTGAACATTGTGAATCCTTTCTTAGATACTGTGCAATCTCAAAGTGGATTAAATGCATTTAGAGTGGTGATGGATGGAACGAATAATACACCAGATACAATTGATAGAAATCAATTAGTTGGACAATTATTCTTACAACCTACAAGAACTGCTGAGTTTATTGTATTAGACTTTGTTGTTCAACCTACAGGTGCTGCTTTTCCAGAGTAAAAGTTAGTCAAAATAACTAAAGAAAAGGGATTTATTTAAATATAAATCCCTTTTTTTTATAAATTTAGATATTTATATATGAAGAATTAAATGTAACAAATTTACATATTAGGAGAAATTTAATGGCAGTAGGAGAATTATTAGAACCACAAGATATTATGTTCACTAATTTTGAACCTAAATTAAAAAATAGGTTTATTATGAACATAGATGGTATAAACGCATATTTAGTTAAAACAATGAGTCGACCAACATTGGAATCTGAAGAAGTAGCGTTAGACCATATGAATGTAACACGATATGTCAAAGGAAAATCAAAGTGGTCTACTATTGATATTACATTATATGACCCAATTGTTCCATCAGGCGCACAACAAGTGATTGAGTGGATTAGACTACATCACGAATCAGTAACTGGTAGAGATGGATACTCTGACTTTTATAAGAAAAATATTTCATTTAATTTAGTTGGACCAGTTGGTGACATTGTAGAAGAGTGGGAATTAATTGGTGCTTACATAGCGAGTGCTAATTTTGGTGAATTAGACTTTACCGCTAGTGAACCAGTTGATATTACTCTTACATTAAGATTTGATTACGCTGTACTTAAATTCTAATAAAATACTTAAAATGAACTAATGGAAAAACCCTTGAATAAAAATCGAGGGTTTTTTTATTTTATATATATTTATATATGGAGATGTTATTATGAAAACAACATTTGACGAAATAATAGAAAAAGTTTTAGAACATGAAGGTGGTTATGTGAATGACCCGGATGATGCTGGTGGTGAAACCAAATATGGAATCGCTAAAAGATGGTATCCTAATGTGGACATTAAAAATCTTACCAAAGAACAAGCTAAAAAAATATATCATACAGACTATTGGAGACGAGGAAAGTGTGATGATGTTCCTCCACAATTGAGACATATATACTTTGATATGTGTGTTAATTTTGGTAGAAGAGGAGCTGTTAAGGTTTTACAACAAGCTGCTAATTCTAAAAACAGAAACAAAATCGAAGTAGATGGTGGATTAGGACCAGCTACTTTAAACGCTATTCAAAACATTTCATTGGATAGAGTAAGAGCATATAGAGTTTTAAGATTCGCAAACATAGTTATCGATAAACCAAATCAAGAGAAATTTTGGTTAGGATGGTTTA